TTGCTCTTTGATTGGTAGTTGTAAAATTTTTTTCTAGGCTATCTATTAATGATACAAGTTCTGTTCTTTCTTCCAAAGTAAGTTCAAGACCATCTGGAAAGAATCCACTAAATGCTTCACCTGTTTCACCACCAAGTAAAATACCTTCAGCGGCTTTCTTTTTAATTTCTGCTCTTTTTTCAGGACTAGCATTTAACCATTCTTTTTCTGCAATATTCATCTTTAAGATTTTTTTTACTAATTTTTGATTTTTTCTTAAATGACTTGAACTTGCTTGGACCTTTGGATAGTCAATGTTAAGATGGTCTGTAATTTCTACAACACGTGCAACAATGTCTTCATTGCTTACATTTGGATCTCTGAACATACCATAAACAGCATTCATATCTTTTGAAAGTCTTTCATCAACTTTTGCAATATTATCTGCTATTTGGCTTTGTATTTCTCTTCCTTGAACTTGCACACCATAGTTAGAATTTTTTTCTTCAAATAGATCTGACATCTGTGCAGTCATAAAACTTGGCACATTTTCTAACCATTGTGTTTTATAATTGTCCGCTTCTTCGCTGTAAGTTGCAAAACTGTTTGGATTTTTTTCTGCTATTAATTTTAGTTCGTCAAGTTCATTTTTCTTTGCATTTATAAACGCAACACTTCTACCTTCTTGCAATGCTTTGCCTGTAAGTGTAAATGCAGGTGTTGCATCATCTTTGCCTAAAAATTGTTTGCTACCAACTTTTTGTTGTTCATTGTAACCTTTTTGTTTTGCCCTTGCAACTGCTTGTTCGTCAGCAACTGAATTTGCAAGTTTGCTTAAATTATCAACAGTTTTTATCAGTGCATCACCACCTACAAATGGTGTTGCAAAATTGGCTCTTGCAGTTGGACCACCAGGTGTTTGTGTTCTCATCTGCGTGTTAATTTTTTTATTTTTTATTATACTTTTATTTTCAGGTATATCAACCATTGTTATCCTTTTTTATAATTTGTTGTAGTTGTTAATATATCATCTATACCTCTAGTGCCTAACGTTACCGCGGCATTGGTATATCCACCAATAATTAAATTTTTACTTTCTCTTCTTAAATTATCTGCACTTGTTCGTTTGCTTAAAATGCTTTGACTTGTATTGAAATCATCTATGTATTGATCCTCTGCAAAATTAGATGCAGTTAAACTTATCACATCTCCTGGAGTGTCTTCTAATGTTACACCAGAGATACCATATAATGCACGTTGTTTTCCAACTGCACGTGCAAGTTCTCTGTTTCTTTTTACACGTCTTAATGCAGATGCTTCTATTTCTTGTGATGCTTGATAGTCAACAAATGATGCTTTTGCAAGTGCTTGTTGTGATTGTAGGTATCCACTGTATACTTGTCCAGCGGCACCAATTACTGGCAATGCTATTCTTGCCGCATTGGCCAATGTTGAAAGTGTTGATGCTTGTGTGGCTAAACTGGCACCACCCGCGGCACCTGATGCTAAAAATCCTGATGATGTTGCGGCTGAACTGGCAAATAGACTGCTACCACCTGTGGCATATCCTACTGCGGCTGTTAATGCTAATTGAGCAAGTTGATTTCTTGGTGCACACATATTAAATTCGTTTCCTCTCCACTAGGTATATTTCTTCATCTCCCACATAATAACTTGAGAAATGTTTAAACTTTAACATATTTAACCATTTTACACTTTGCTTGTGCTTACTCCACACCTGCACGAGGTGTCTTTTATCTGGGTGTTTATCCATACTTTTTTTGATTAAACGTTCTGCTTCACCTGATATCCTGATAAAAAAATCATTTGCTAATGGTGTGGCAAAAAACCAATACCAACATTGATCTTCAATGATGTGTGTGCCTGAAACTAAAAATGGTATGTCATGCCAAGTGCCCGTAACTCCACTTTCAAGTTCTGGATATTTTTCTAACAATTTTTGTTTTGTGTATCCCATCAACATCATTTCTTGTAAGTCGCAAAAGCGACAATTATTCAAAACATATTTGTAGTGTGAATAATTTAAATCGTGTCTGACTGGTCTATCCGCTTGCAAGTTTACCTGCTCCAAATTTAACTTCTGTATTCATACTTAAGATGGTGCAAGGTAATGGGTCTTCAATTGTGAGTGTAACCTGTGGTGTTGTGCTGTATCCAGGTAATCTGACACGTTTCACTCCTGTGAAACTTGTTACTCCTTGGTTTAATAATGAACTGCCAAGTTCTCTGAAAGGCACAGTGATGCCATCAACTTTCAATGCTTTTGAATCATTAAGTTGTATGTCCACTAATACTTTTCTTACTTTTTCACCCAACGTTGATTGTCCCCCTCCTGTCGCGATTAGGTTTAATGTTTTTGCTTCCCCTGTGTATGTGTGTCCTATCTGTGTTGATGAACTCGTTCTTGATAATGTAAAATTACCTGCGTTTGTAACTGTCACGTTTGGATGTTTCAATCCATCTGCAACAACTTCAACTGTCTTGCCTTCTAATCCTTGAGCACCAGTAAAAGCACTACCAGTGGCTGACGTTGTGTGATGTGAATCAAGATAAACGTCATCTTCAGTTAATTTTTCAAGGTAAACTGTGGTGTTCAATGTAGATCCATCACTGCTGTATCTTTGTGCAAGTGCATACAACGAATCATCTACAACTGTCAATGCTTTCCAATTACCAAATGTCGTCCACTTGTTCCAACCAACAACAGAGAATTCTACGTTTACACCCAAACAACCAATTGAACCATCTCCATTCAAAGCAAACACATAGTTGGTGTTGTTGTTTGCATAGTTGTTCAAATATGCCAACTGTGTTGCACCTGTCAATATATCATGGTGTATAAGTGAATAATTTTTTGCTGAATAGGCATCTGTTGAAAAGTTGTAAACAAACGCTCTGGTCTGTTTGCCTGACTTGTCATTGAACAACACTTCGTTGTCAACAACAACTGGTGTAGTAACACCTGATGCAACACCATACCTTGTCTGTTGTCTCACAAGCACGTTGCTTGGAGTTACAGGTTCACCTGACATATCAAACTCACCATCTGATGTGAATATGAAAAGCGATTGTTGTGATACCAAGTGCCTAATGATGTTAAGTTGGTCTGAACTTATTGTAAATTGTAGTGCCGCATCGTCAGTCAAAGATACTGATCTTGGATATCCACCACCTTGTGATGTTGGTAAATCTGAAAATGCATCAATCTCCCATTCATTTCCTTGTGCTGTCTCTGTGTCAACCAATTCAAAAATTACATCTGCAGTCATAACAGTTGGTGATGATACTGTTTTTAGTTGCACAAGTCCACCATTGATCACCACGTGCATATTTTTGTGTCCAGCGGGCCAATTTGCATCCACCCATCTGTAAGTGCCTCCTGCTAGAGTCATATTGATACCGTTACCTGATGTTGCACTAGGAGTCAATGTTGCATCAAAATTAAAATTAGCAGTTGGAATGAAATCAAATTCTAAATAATTTATTGACCAATCATCATTTGCACTACCTCTGATAAGTTGCATTGGTCTGATGTCAGGATGTGTTATGATCATATTGTCAAAACTTTGTGCAAATCTTAGGTCAGCCACGTTTGATGTTGTTATTGGAAACACATCACCGTTTGAACCATTTTCAAGTGTAACTTGTTTTACGTCTTGATAATAAATGTGTATTTTTGCCGCATCACTGTCGTGTGCTGGTTCCCAGATCAAAACATATTCTTGTCCATCT